ACAACACCTACAACACCTACAACACCTACAACACCTACAACACCTACAACACCTACACCAGAACTAATACCAATTAATGAAATAAATGATAATATCAAATATTATAATATTGAAAGAATTGAAGAAAATAGTTTAAAATTCGCAAATATGAATAGTAGTATTCTTAGCAATAGTGATCTATTTAAATCATATTATAATGACAGATTTCAAGGTATATATGCCGCAACTTATAATGAAATTAATGTAGAAAAATTATATAAAGTATTTCAACATATTTTTAATTTATCTGATGTAGAAACGATTGATAACTATTTTAAAAAAATTATTAGTATTGATAAGGATACCGGTACTTTATCTAAGATTTATTATATTATAAAAAAATGTTTTGAATTATTTGATGAAGATAAGTTTAATTACAATTTAATATATTATAAAAGCAAAGATAAAAAAGAAAAAGATAATATTTTAAATAAATATAAAAATTTTAAATTTTTTAAATCAATAGGTATAAATGAGGTTATACCATATAAGTTTATTTTAACTTTAAAAACAAAAAAAGAATATGAAACATTCATAACAGATGATATACAAGAGAAAGCAGGTGAAATAAGAGAAAGACTTATAGAAAATCTAAAAGATAATTTTAATATAATAATAGATAAAGTAGATGATGTTGAAGTTGATACAGATGTAACAAAAATATTAGAAGATAGAGATGTAGAAGATATAGCAAGTCAAGCATCGGATATAGAGAAAAAGCAAGATAAAAATTTACTAAAAATAATTGCTAAATATTTATTAATTTTAGGACATATAAATCAAAATAGAATTGAATACAACGCAGAAAGTAGTAGTATAGAAAAAAGGAAAATATATGAAAAAAAATCATTTAATTTATATAAATTAATATATGATACATCATATACTGATACATTTGAAATAGGAGATACATTTAATATTGATGATTGTTATACAAATTGTGGAAATTATTTAAGTTTCATTAATGTTAAAACGAAAGGAAACGGATATACAAGGATACCTACAATTGTAATCGAGGGAGGAGAGGGAGGTAGTGGCGCTGAAGCAAAAGCAGAACTTACCCCTACAACAATAACAAGTATTAGTGTAACAGGTGGTAGTGGTTATACGGAACCAATTAGTGTTAATATTACAGGAGGTGGAGGTTCTGGTGCTTCTGCTTCAGCAACAATAAGTAATGGTAATATTAATGTTACTGTAATAGATGGAGGAAGCGGATATACACGTGAACCTAATATTGAAATCAAAGGAGGTTCTGGTAGTGGTGCTACATCTACAGTGAATTTTTCTTCACATACTATATCAAGTATTAAAGTAACAAATGGAGGAAGCGGCTATACAAGTAATACAATAATTAAATTTATAGGAGGAGGTGGTACTGGCGCTGAAGCAAAAGCAATAATAAGCAAAGGTAGTATAAAATCTATAAATATAACAAGTAAAGGTATTGGTTATACAAGCATACCTACGATTGAAATCATAGGAGATGGGAAGGACGCAAAAGCTGAAGCAAAAATTATAGGTACAGGCATTGGGCGTATTAATCTAATAAAAAGAGGAAACAATTTTAGAAAAAAACCAACTATTAAAATAGAAAATGGAGGAGGAGGTACCGGTGCAGAAGCAGAGGCATATTTACAAGAACGTATAATAAATGATATAAAATATAAAAAATTAACATATATTTATAATTATTTAGAAACTAAATATGTAAATGTATCTTCAAATAATAATAAAAATTATTTAATGAATATTATTAAAAGTATTAATAACCAAATTAATAGCAATGATGAAAAGACTTTTAATAATAATAACAATAATACGCTTTATTTATTTAGAGATAAAATAAATAATATGAATAATCCTAATGAGTATGATAATGAACAAGAAATTTTAAATATTGCGAATAATATATCTACAACATCTTTTGGAGGTACATATATATCTAATATTGTTATAATGTTATTATCTTATTATATTATCTCGCAGACTATTAAATAATCTTTTTAACTATTAAATATAGATATACTAATTATGGCAAAACCTTCATACTCTTCTAATATTGAAAGTTCTCCTAATACTCCATATACTTGTACTGATATAATATGTGATACTAAGGATATTAATCAAATTTGTTGTTACGATTTAATGAGTAAACAAAGGGAGTTTTTACATACAGATACATATATGTTATACTATAAAAATAATAAGGAAAGGGAAGAAACTATTGATAGAATGAAACTATTTTATAATAAGTTATTCCAAGCATATAATGTTTTACCAATGAAAAAAATAAATAAGGAATATAATGAAAAATATTTTAATATTTTTGGAATGATACCATTAGAATTATTACCAGCTTCATATATACCATTTAATTATAAAAATTATGATATAAATTTAGATAGATTAAAGAAAGGAGATATATTTTTTGAGGAAGATTATAAAAGAGTGTTTTTAGATTATAAAAAACTTCCTGACCTTCCTAATACAAAATATGTGAGCGAGCAAGATTTAAAAGAATATTTGGTATTTTGTCTTAAAGAAAAATTAAATAATCCTAAATCAATATTTAATGCTTATTCAGTAACTACTATGGTTATCATATTATTAATATTATGGTTTTTTATTATTATTATTTTACTATATATATTATTTTACTATTATAGAGATATATATTCATATATTCTATTATTTACTACGATTATATTAGTATTATTCGCAATTATTTGGAAAATGATTTATATACTTAATATAGATTAATATAATTTATTATCTATAATACGATTAAGGAAGTATAATATAATGTATAATAATGAAGATAATAATGAAGATAATAAGGATAAGAAAGATAACAAGGTTTCGCTTTACAATTATAATATGATGTTTAATAAGATTGGTACATATGATAAAGATAATGATAAAATAAATATAGATACCAATTTTGTAAATGATATTGATTTGCGTAATTTTAATCCAAAAAGATATGAATATTATACAAAATTAATTAAAATATACAATGAAGACCCAGAAATATTATATAATTTATTGAATAAATTTAACAGCATAAAATACATGAAAGAAAAGGAGAAAAAAATAATTAAAGAAATATATAATATTGCTGTAAAATCTCCAACAATTAAGATGTCTTCTACTGGTGATGATGGAAAGATCAATTTTAATCCTTCTTACTGGAAAGAATATTTAATTCAAAAATTAACACAAGATAGCAAATCTGGTAAAAAAGATTCAGAAGCGGTTTTTAAAGATATAGAGATAAGTAAGAAGGATGATGATAGAGATAAGAGAAATGATTTTGATGATTTAGAAAGATCATCGCGTTTAAATAATAATGATAATATATTTAATACGGATGGTTCTTATGATAATAGTAAAAAATTATTTGATTCAAAAGATTTAGATAAGTCTATAATTAAAGGGATTGATTTAGCAAAGATATTATCTTCTATAGATGATTTGAAAGAAAATATAGAAAGGGATAAAAAGAAAAGAATTAGCGGGGGTGATGGTGATAATTATGATGATATATTAAAAGCAAAATATTTAAATACTCAAAAATACAATAAAATAAATGATAAAGTAATAGAAAAATTCAGAGAAGAAGATAAAAAAAGTGTTATTAAAGCAATAAAAACAAATAATAAGATTGAACAATTATCTAATGATATTGATATATATAATGGAACTGCTGACAAAGATAAACGATTATACAAGGATTTAATTATAAATAAAATAAAAAGTTTTGAAAATGACCCTAAAAATCCAATACAAGAATTAGCTATTACCTTTGATGATAGAATAGTATTTATTATAGTTACATTTTTAATTAGATATGTATCTCTAATTATGGTTCAATGGTGTATAGATATTAATATAATAAAAACATTTTATGAGGGTTTTATATATTATGCTATTATATATATAATATTATTTTGGTTTGTTGTGCTATTTGTTAATATAGATAATAGTTATGATGTTAAATATATGAATTTTAATGGAATTATAAATAGTATTCGCTCATTATTTTACTATTTTTATATGGGAACAAATGGGATATCGCGACTTCTCGTTCATACATCCTTGATATTATTATTAATAATAATACCTATTATTTTAAATATTAAAAAAAAATCAGAGTATATAGATGATGAACAAAAAGAGATAATATTACTAACTATTGAAGAAAGAAAGCAACTATCAAAATCATTATCATTATTTACCATATTTATATGGTTATTTACAAGTATTATAGCAACTAAATTTTAATATATTATAAATCTCTAATTATTTTAGAAGGATACTGTATTAAGTAAATGAATGATAATCAACGTTTTATATCTTTACAATATATTAAAGGTACAAATTATGAAGAAATAACTTGTTTTGATTATGAAATTTTAAAGAGTAAATTGAATGATATTTTTAATAGTGATATGGATTTAAAAATTGAAAATAGTGAAAAGTTATTAGATCTTTTAAATAATTCAATAAAAGATGATAAATGTAAAATAGGCGAGAGTTTATTAAATGATTTAGTTAATTATTATAATTTTAAAGATATAATATGGCTTCTTAAAAGATCATTATTATTAACGCAAAAACACTATGATTCTAAAAAAAGAAATGTTAAAAAGGAAACTCTTAATCCTAACAAAAAATTAACAGATGCTTTGAATATATTTAAAAAGGAAATCACACAAAAAGATGATATTGATATAAATATATCTATTGATTCATTAATAAATTTTATTGATGCTAATAATAAATCAGATATGCGTGATATAAAGAGCATTACTGAAGAAGAAATAAAAAAAGAAATGGTAGAAGTAAATATAGAAAATATAGAAGAATTTAAAAATAAATTGTTAAAATATATATATGATAATTTAACTAATATTAAGGATGAAAAGATGCCAGAGAAAAAAAGAGAAGGGGTTTATAAAATAGAAGGATATTTAGAAAGATTGATTAGCATTTTAGAAAGATTAGATAGAAAAAAATATATGAATTATATAAAAGATTATGAGAATTTAGAAAATATTATTAAATTATTTAGATATTATATTAGATTATGTAATACAAATATTGCCAAATATGAAAAAATATTTAAGAAGAATGAAATTAGCAATATTGATGACGCATTTATGATTGAATCTTATTCTAAATTTTTAAAAAAATTAAATATATTAAAAGAAAATTTAGAAAATGAGGATCAAGATAAATTAAAGAGACTTTTAATAAACTCATTAAATAAACTATTTAATTTATATGGTATAGACCAGAATAAAGCATTTGGACAAACTGAGATAGATTATATTAAGAACTATATATTATATAATTAAGTATTAGATATATACTTTATTACTTATTTTTGTTTTATTACTTATTTTTTGTTTTTTTAACGAAATAGAAAAAATAAAAAGGGAGGTTTTGATGGATATAAATAATTTAATTAGAATAGGCTAATCCACCCATACCAGATAGAATACGTAAAACGTTATAGTTTACAGCATAGATACTAATAATACCAGGGATACTTGAAGATAATGATAAAACAGCAGTATCTATACGAGACATATTAAGTGTTCCACTGGGTTGATGTTCTTCGGGCTTAAGAGCGAAAGAATATAGATTGATACCTTGATGGAATTTATCGGGGGTATTTTCATGATGTTGATAAGGTTGAACAAGAGAGAAATATTCACCCTTGCGGGTAGCAAAGCGATCATTGCCGTTAAGCATAATCTTAGCATTTGTTACAGGGTTTGAGCTGTCAAGATGATCATTATTATGTAAAGTATTACCACCAGCAGTAGAATAATTATTCCAATAAACAATATCTTCGCTCTTTCTAACAGTCCAAATTAATTCCTTACAAGGATGATTAAAATTCATTCGGATGCTTTTCATTGAATCGCCAGATGAAGTAATAGAGTCAGAACCAGTGAATTGGAGTTGTTCGATTAAATACTCGTGTGATAGTTGAGCAAAACGGCGTCGTTCATCAGTATCAAGGAATATATAGTCAACCCATAGAGTAGCTTTATCTAATGTAATAGTTCCATTAAAAGATTCATTAGTATCTGCTACACTAAGTGGTGACGTATTTTCTACTTCATATGTAAAGTTTTTAGAATTTGTATCTTTCATTAATTTTTCACTTTCATATTCAATATTGATTTTAACTTCATGATATTGAAGAGCGATTAAAGGAAGAGCGAGACCGACATTGCGACAGAACCAGAACTCAAGAGGAACATAAAGTTCATAAGTAGCACCAGCAGCAAGTTTTGTAGCAATATTACGCTTGTTTGCTCCAACCATAACATTATATCCATCACGCTTTCCAATAGGAAGTGAAAGTTCATTCCATATATATAGCCATTCAGAGTAATGCTTATCAATACGTTGCCCGCCTATTTCAAGTTCAATAGTTTTTAAAAGTTTTTGACCAAAATTAGGAACAAGAGCAACTGGATTAGTTTTAGCAGTAATTACACCATAAAAATATACACGATGAATTAAATCACCATTACGAGTTATTTGGAAACTTACACGTGAACCAAGAGAATTACTGCCCGTAGGTGTTTGCTCTATAGCCTCAATAGCAAAGTTAGTATGACGACGATATACAACCTTGAAAAAGGTAATTTGCGGATTACCAGTTAAATAAACATCCTGTGCTCCATAAGCTACTAATTGAAGAAGACCACCACCCATTTACGCTATATTCTTTATACTATTAGAGGAGAAAAAAAAAAGGGCATTATTACATTCATTACAATTCATTTTTAATTAAATATAGTGAAATATATTGATATTAAGCATTATATTTAATTAAATTATACTAACATATTGGAATAACAACTTTAATTAGAATAGGCTAATCCACCCATACCAGATAGGATACGTAGAACATTGTAATTTACAGCATAAACATTTAAAGTGGTGTTAGTAGTTAAACCAGCTTGGAAATCAATAGAAAGAGTAGCAGTATCAATACGGGACATATTTAGAGTTCCGCTTGGTTGATGTTCCTCGGGTTTAAGGGCAAATGAATAAACATTGATACCCGCATTAGTTGGTATATTTTCATGATGTTGAAAAGGTTGAATAAGATTGAAATATGAACCTGGACGGGCGGAGAAACGGTCATTACCATTAAGTATAAGTTTAGCAGTTGCGATTGGATTTTTTACACCAGTTGCGTTATTATGTAAGGTATTCAAATTATAATAATATGGAAGTGTTGATGTCGCAATCTCATTTGCTGTAGTATAATTAAACCAGTTATTATTAGCAGGATTATTTGTCCCTGATGAGGCAGTAGTTGCTTTTTTATTAGCAAACCATACAAGTTCCTTACAAGGGTGATTGAATGAAAGTTTAGTATTTAATTTTGTAGATGATACAGTTTCTGAACCAGTAAATTGTAGTTGTTCAATTAAATACTCGTGTGATAGTTGAGCAAATCGTCTACGCTCATCAGTATCAAGGAATATATAGTCAACCCATAAAGTAGCGTTAGGGAATGCGCCAACAGCAGCACTTGTTCCATTACATAATTCTGAATTTTCAAATTGAATATTAATTTTAACTTCATGATATTGAAGAGCGATTAAAGGAAGAGCAAGTCCTACATTGCGACAGAACCAGAATTCAAGAGGAATATAAAGGGTATGATTATTTAAAACACCACCTGATTGACCAACCATTCTATTATAACCATTACGCTTTGATTTAGGTAATGAAAGTTCATTCCATACATACATCCAATGTGAATAATGCTTGTCTATCTTTTGTCCTCCAATTTCAATTTCAACATAATTAATTACACGAAGTCCATAGAAAGCACAAAGAGAATTAGTATCTGAAACTTTAAGAGATAAATACATGCGATGAACTAAATCACCATTACGAGATATTTGGCAAGTTACACGATTCCCATATCCAGGAGTTCCATTAAAGGTTTGACTAATAGCTTCAATAGCGAAATTAGTATGACGACGATATACAACCTTGAAAAAGGTAATTTGAGGATTACCAGTTAAATAAACATCCTGTGCTCCATAAGCTACTAATTGAAGAAGACCACCACCCATTTACGCTATATTCTTTATACTATTAGAGGAGAAAAAAAAAAGGATT